ACCATATCAAGATGATAAGCAATTTGAGCACTGGTTAGTTGCTTCATCTTATTTGGCATATGGAGGTTCTTTAAATGTAGTAAGAGCTGGTGGTGATAATCTTAAGAATGCACGTATTATTGGATTTAGTTCCGAAGCAGTTGACTCAGATACTGAAATTACTATTGAAAGTGATGAAGATTATAATAATTTAGGATATAATGAAAATCCTCTTGCAAATGTTTTCATTGCTGCAAAAAATCCAGGATCTTGGGCAAATGGAATAAAAGTTGCAGTAATTGATTCAAAATCAGATCAAACAATTTCGATTGGACGTACTGATATTGGCCAAACTATATTGAATAACAGTATACTAAATGGAAGCCAATTCAATTCAAATCCAGTAACTATCGGATCTTCAGTATATCAAGAATATAGCAATGATATTCTTGCTGGAATCGGAATAACTACGAATTTGGGAACAGCAAGTCTCAGAGGAGTTGTTACTCAAATAATTCAACTGGGATCATCAAATCAAGATGTAGATATAGTAACTGTCAAAATAGATGCTATTGTTGACTCTGAAGGCAATTTATTAAGAAAAGTAGATTATTCTCCATATGGTGTATATAAATTTACAGAAGGAAAAAATATAAAATCTGGAATATCTTCAGCAGCAAAGTGGAGTATTAGAAATGATTCTGATTGGTTTGATGATCAGACTATTGAAATTAATGATAACACTACTTTAAACTGGAATAGTTTAGCACCTAGACCCGGAACTTCAGAATTTGCATCTTCAAGAGGGACATCTAATGATGAGGTTCATGTAGTAGTAATAGATTCGAATGGAAGTATTACAGGAAATGCCGGAACAATTTTAGAAAAAAATCTAAATCTTTCTAAAGCTTCTGATGCAAAATTTTCAGTTGGTAGTGATTCTTACTGGAGAAAGTTTTTAGCAGATAATTCTTCATACATTTATGGTTTATCCGGACCCACTGGAATTACTAGTGATTTTGAAAATGTTTTAATAGATCCTACTGGTGATGTTGATAATGTTGAAAATTGGGATCAACCAACTAAAGATGGTTTAGCATTTGGTTGTTTTGGATCAAGAACATTAACTTTAGAAAATGGTAAAAATTATAATGGAGAAACTGGAATTAAAACATCTACTACTAATAGTGGACCATTTGAAACAGATTTGTCAGATTTAGTATCTGGATATGATTTATTCCAAAATACCGAAGAAATCAATGTAGATTTTCTGCTAATGGGATCTACTGCTTATAGTAAAGAATCTGCCCAAGCATTAGCAAATAAGTTAATTCAAGTTGCAGAACAAAGAAAAGATGCTATTGCATTCATTTCTCCACATAGAGGTGCATCTTTAACTGATACAAATGATAAAGTATCAGTTAAATCTTCAAGTGAAGATATTACTAATAATATTTTAGAATTTTATTCTGCAATAACTTCTTCTACTTATGCAGTATTTGATACTGGACATAAGTATATGTTCGATAGATTTACAAATGGATTTAAATATGTTCCATTGAATGGAGACATTGCTGGAATTTGTGCAAGAAATGACATTAATAATTTCCCATGGTATTCACCAGCAGGAACAAATAGAGGTGCAATTTTAAATTCTGTAAAACTTGCATATAATCCAACAAAATCACAAAGAGATAGACTTTATACAAATAGAATTAATCCAGTAATCTTCTCACCAGGATCTGGAATGGTTCTCTTTGGTGATAGAACTGGATATGCAAAAGCTTCTGCTTTCGATAGAATTAATGTTAGAAGATTGTTTATCTATCTAGAAGAAGCAATTGGAAGAGCTGCTAAAGATTCTCTCTTTGAATTTAATGATGAGTTAACAAGAACAAACTTTGTAAATACGGTTGAACCTTTCCTACGTGATGTCCAGGCTAAGAGAGGTATTTTTGATTATGTTGTCATTTGTGATGAAACCAACAATACTGCTGCAGTAATTGATAGTAATGAATTTATTGCGGATATCTACATTAAACCTGCAAGATCAGTTAATTTTGTTGGTCTGAACTTTATTGCCACTAAGACTGGTGTTGATTTTGAAGAAGTAATCGGTAACTTTTAATTTAGAGGTTTAAAAAACAATGGCAACAAGAAATCAATTTAATCCACCACCACTAAGAAAAATTACGGACTTCAAATCAAGGTTAACCGGTGGTGGTGCAAGATCAAACCTTTTTGAAGTCGTATTATCTTTCCCAGGAATTGCACCAGCAAGTTCAGTAGTTCTCGATAAATCGAGATTCTTAGTAAAAGCTGCAAATCTTCCAGCTTCTAATATTGCTCCAATTGCTGTTCCTTTTAGAGGAAGAACTTTACAGGTTGCTGGTGACAGAACCTTTGATAGTTGGACAGTTACCATTATGAATGATACTGATTTTTCAATCAGATCTGCTTTTGAAAACTGGATGAATAAAATTAATAGAGTTTCAGATAGCACTGGAGAAACGGATCCATCTTCATATACTGCAGATGCATTTGTATATCAACTAGATCGTGATGGTTCTACTTTAAGAGCATATCACTTCTATGACATTTTCCCATCTCAAGTTGGTTCAATTGCTCTTGATTATGAGACCAGCACAATTCAACAATTTACAGTTGAATTCCAGATTCTCTGGTGGGAAGCTATTAAAGGAAACTCTTCTGCTGCTGGCGGAAGAAATATCAACTAAATATATAAGATAAGTTAAATTAAGTTTATAAAATGGCGAAACTTTTTGGTTTTTCGATTGAAGATAACAACAATAAACCCAACTCTGTAGTTTCCCCCGTTCCTCAGTCAGATGAGGACGGGGTTGATTATTATATTCAGTCAGGTTTTTACGGACAATATGTAGATATTGAAGGGGTATATAAGACAGAGCATGATTTAATTAAAAAATATAGAGAAATATCACTTCATCCAGAATGTGACAATGTTATTGAAAGCATTGTAAATGAAGCGATTGTAAGTGATCTTTATGACTCTCCAGTTGAAATTGAATTATCTAACTTAAATGCAAGTGATAGACTTAAAGAAATTATAAGATCTGAATTTAAATATATTAAAGAGATGATTGATTTTGATCGAAAATCTCATGAAATTTTTAGGAATTGGTATGTTGATGGGCGAGTATTTTATTTGAAAGTTATCGATCAAAAAAATCCCTCTGCAGGAATTCAAGAACTAAGATATATTGATCCACTAAAAATTAAACATATAAGGCAAGAAAAGAAAAAGAATTCTGATCAAACTATAAACATAAATGTAAGATCTAGTGGAGAATCATATGATTTTCCTGAGATTGAAGAATATTATGTATATACTCCTTCTGGACAAACAGCATTTTCGGCGCCAAAGAAAAATATAAAAATTGCAAAAGACTCTATCACATACTGCACTTCAGGTCTTGTTGATAGGAATAAAGGAACTATTCTTTCTTATTTGCATAAGGCAATTAAATCTGTCAATCAATTGAGAATGATTGAAGATTCTCTCGTCATCTATAGATTGTCAAGAGCACCAGAACGTCGTATTTTCTACATTGATGTTGGCAATCTTCCAAAGGTAAAAGCGGAGCAATACTTGCGAGAAGTCATGTCTCGTTATAGAAACAAACTTGTATATGATGCAAGTAGTGGCGAAATTCGTGATGATAAAAAGTATATGAGTATGCTTGAAGATTTTTGGCTTCCAAGAAGAGAAGGTGGTAGAGGAACAGAGATTACAACACTTCCTGGTGGACAAAATCTAGGAGAACTATCTGACGTTGAATATTTCCAAAAGAAACTCTATAGATCATTAGGAGTTCCAGAAACAAGAATTGCTGGTGGTGGAGATGGATTTAACCTGGGAAGATCATCTGAAATTCTTCGTGATGAATTAATGTTCTCAAAATTTGTGGGTAGATTGAGAAAGAGATTCTCAAATTTATTCAATGATATTTTAAAGAGTCAATTAATACTTAAGAATATTGTTTCTTTGGAAGATTGGAATGTAATGAGTGATCATATTCAATATGATTTCTTATATGACAATCATTTTTCAGAATTAAAAGAAGCAGAATTGCTAACAAATAGACTAACTTTAGCAACTACTGTCGAACCTTTCATTGGAAAATATTACTCTACTGAATATGTTCGTAGAAGAATTTTACGTCAAACTGATTCTGAAATCATAGAGATTGATATTCAAATTGAGGATGAAATTGAAAAAGGAATCCTACCAGATCCAAATGCTCCTGTTGATGAAAATGGAAATCCACTTCCAATGGAAGGAGACATGCAGCAAGGTCAAAATGGACAAATTCCAATGGAACCAGGAATTGATGATTCTACTGTAGAAGTTCCAGAACCAAAAACTCCTAAAGGAGGAAAAATATAAATAAATTTATAATAATCATTGCATTTTTATGGAAGAACTTATAGATTTGATTGCGACTAACTCGCCACCATCTGAAATTTCAGATAGTATAAAGCAAATATTATTTGCAAAATCTGTCGAAAGAATTGACTCGATTAGACCAGAAGTTGCAAATTCAATGTTCAATAGAGGGAATGAAGAATGACGGTAAAACCACTATCTTTATCATTTGATTTATCCACAATCACTACTATTGATAATGCATCGGTATTTTCGGTCATTAATACCAATAACGCTGCAGTAAAATTAATAATTGATAATGGTGTATCCCCTGTTGAAATTCATCTATCTGCTGGAGAAAGATTGACAGTAGAGAAAGAATATACTGCAACTGTTCTTGGTGAATTATCTGGAGGTGGAGTAATTACAGCATCAACAGTCTTTGCGAATAAAGTAGCATACACAAATTAAAAAAATGAAACTAATCACAGAAGAAGTATCTAAAGTAAGTATTATTACTGAAGGTAAAGGAAGTTCAAAAAAACTCTATATTGAAGGAGTCTTCTTACAAGGAGATATTAAAAATCGCAATGGAAGAATGTATCCAATAGATACTCTTTCTAGAGAAGTTAATAGATATTGTGAGAATTTTGTAAACAAAGGACGTGCTCTTGGTGAACTCGGTCATCCAGAAGGTCCAACAGTTAATCTTGATAGAGTTTCCCATAAAATTACCTCATTAGTTAGAGAAGGTAATAATTTTAAAGGTAAAGCTCAACTTCTAAGCACTCCAATGGGAAAGATTGCATCTTCTCTTATTGATGAGGGTGTAATGCTTGGTGTTTCTTCACGTGGTGTTGGTTCTTTGAAAGAAGATCGCAATGGTTGTAAAGTTGTTGGTGAAGACTTTATGTTAGCAACTGCTGCTGATATTGTTGCCGATCCTTCTGCTCCAGATGCCTTTGTTCAAGGAATCATGGAGGGTAAAGAATGGGTTTGGGAAGGAGGAAAACTTCGCGAACATCTTGCCGAAAAAACTCAAAAGAGAATTAATACATTAGTTCAACAGAGAGCTTTGGAAGAACATAAGTTAAATTTATTCCAAGAATTTCTTTCAAATCTTTAAATTATAAATAAATATAGATTATAACAAATAAGATCTAAAAACAATGTCCGTTGGTAGTAATTTACAAGAAATGGAAAACGTAGTAACCAAAGGGGCAGCACCTGCCGAACCCATGCAAAATATCGCACAGAATGCATCTGGAGTTATGGTTCCAGGTCAAACTGGTTCATGGGAAGATCTAGGTGGCCCTACTCCAGAAAACTATCGTCCCGATGACGATTCTTCTGCACTCAAAACTCCTGGCGCAACTTTATCTCAAGTTAGAGATGTTGTAAATGCTAAGGCATCTGCACCAGAACCTATGGCAACTGCAAAGGAAGAGACTGAGAGTTCTGAAGAAGTTGTTGCCGAAGAGGAGATTGTTGAAGAGGATTTGGTTGATGAAGAAATTGAAACTGAAGAAGTAACGGAAGAAGAAGTATTAGAATACGATATCGAATCTGATGTTAATGCTCTATTAGAAGGAGAAAATCTTTCTGAAGAGTTCCAAGAAAAAGCACGTTTAATCTTTGAGTCTGCAATTAATTCAAAAGTAAATGAAATTAAAGAGCAACTCGAAGAAAATTATCAAAATGCTTTAATCGAAGAAGTAGAAACGATTAAAGAAGAACTTGTAGATCGTGTCGATTCATACCTTGAGTATGTTGCTGACGAGTGGATTCAAGAAAATACACTCGCAGTAGAGCACGGTCTCAAGTCTGAAATGACTGAATCATTCCTAAATGGAATGAAGAGTCTTTTTGAAGATCATTATGTAACAATCCCTGAAGATAAATATGATGTAATCGAGAGTATGGTAGATAAACTTGATGAAATGGAAGAAAAACTCAACGAGCAAATTGAAAGAAATGTTGCTCTGAATAGAAGATTAGCAGAGTCAGTTGCTGATGTAATTTTTGCAGATGTCGCTGAGGGTCTTGCACTCTCACAAAAAGACAAACTCGCTTCTCTTGCCGAAAATGTTGAGTTTGATAGTGAAGAGAGCTATCGTGAGAAACTAGTTACTCTGAGAGAATCATATTTCCCAGCAAATACTAGTGCTCAAAGAGATGACTCTGAGAGTCTGTATGAAGAAGTACTTACCGAAGAAGCAGAAGTTTCAACTCCAGCAACTTCAGTAATGGATGCTTATCTTCAAACTCTTAGTAGAGTCGCTAAAAAGTGATTTTTAAATCATAAAGTCAAACAAAACTTTTTTAAAGAGGTTAACTCAAATGCAGATGTACAATACAGAATATCTGCAGGAGAAGTGGTCACCAATCCTTGATTACCAAGGAATGGATCCAATCAAAGATTCACATCGTAGAGCGGTAACTGCTATCCTGCTAGAGAACCAAGAGAAAGAATTACGTGAGGAAAGAGCATTCCTCAGCGAAGCAAGCCCAACAAACTCTGCCGGAACCGGTGGATTTAGTGGTAGTGCTTCAAACACAACAGGAACTCCTGTTGCAGGTTTTGATCCCGTTCTGATCTCGCTAATCAGACGTTCAATGCCTAATCTGATTGCTTATGATCTTTGTGGCGTTCAGCCAATGAATGGTCCTACCGGACTCATCTTTGCAATGCGCTCACGTTACAACAATCAGACTGGCGCAGAGACTTTCTACAACGAAGTCGATTCGGCATTCTCCGGTCAGAACAAGGG